AGTTTTTACAGAACGATTTCATTTAGAAAGAGGTTATTGTTGTGGAAAAAAATGTAGACATTGTCCATATGGTAAAAATTCTTTTACCAAAAATAATAATGACGATAAAACAAACAATGAATTAGGTGACTCCCTCAAAGATTGATCTGTCGTCAAGGCGTACCTTGAGCATCTAAGATTTGGTTATACAGGGGGTGAAATCCAAGTCACAAATTTTAAATCGCAACATATGTTGCGATTTTTTATTTATTACCATTTTAATATTCATTATATTTATAAACATGGCGACATATGGTATAGATTATCCATTTAGAGATAGTAGAAAAGGTGATTTTTTAAGAATGACCGAAACTACCGAAAAAGAGGTGAGAGCAAATTTATTACATCTTCTATTAACAAGGAAGGGTAGTAGATATTATTTACCCGACTTTGGTACTAGATTATATGAATACATTTTTGATCAAAATGATATAGTTGCATATAATTTAATTGAAGATGAAATTAGAGAAAGTGTTAGAAAATATATACCAAATTTGGATATAAACTCAATAAAAATAATGTCTGGTGAAGATGATCCTGATAGACCAATTGCATCAATGGAGGATGAAGACAATAGACTATTTAGAGTTTCCGATTATTCTACAAAACCATATACCGCAAAAGTAAAAATAGACTATACTGTAAATAATGGTACATTTTCGTCTTCCGACTTTATAATTATTAACATATAAGATGGCAAAAAAAATATCATACGCAACAAGGGATTTCGCTGGTTTAAGAGAAGAATTGGTTAGAATGACCAAAGATTATTATCCCGATCTAATTAAGAACACTAACGACGCATCTATATATTCTGTTTTATTAGATATAAATGCGGCTGTTGCAGATAACCTACATTTTCACATTGATAGAGTTTGGCAAGAAACAATGTTGGATTTTGCACAACAAAGACAATCTCTATTTTTCATTGCTAAAACATATGGTTTAAAAATACCTGGAAATAGACCTTCGGTTGCGTTGTGTGATTTTTCAATAACAGTTCCAGTTAGAGGTGATAAAGAAGATGAAAGATATGAAGGTATTTTAAAAGGGGGTGCACAAGTTTCTGGTGGGGGACAGGTATTTGAAACTATTGACGATATTGATTTTTCAAATCCGTTTAATAATAGAGGTGAACCAAATAGATTGAAAATACCAAACTTTGATGCAAATAATCAGTTAGTATCATATACAATCGTTAAAAGAGAACCAGTTGTTAATGGTGTTTCAAGAATTTTTAGAAGAGTCATAAATGAGTTAGATCAAAAACCATTTTTAAAACTTTATTTACCCGAACAAAATGTTTTGGGTGTTACTGCAGTAATACACAAAGAAGGAACTAGTTTCTCATCCAATCCAAATTCTGGTGAATTTAATACGTCAACAAATAAATGGTATGAGGTTAAATCACTAATTGAAGATAAAGTTTTTGTTCCCGATCCAACATCTGTATCTGATAGAGATAATTTTAAAGCAGGAAATTATATAAATGTAACTAACAAGTTTGTTACGGAATATACACCAGAGGGTTATTTTTCGTTAACGTTTGGGTCTGGAAATGTTGATCCATTAGATAATTTAGATAATTTTATGACTAATAATATGAAAGTAAATTTAGGTGTTTATCTAAATAATCTTTCATTAGGTGCATTACCCAAGGTTGGGACAACATTATTTGTAAAATATAGAATTGGTGGTGGTAAAAGTACTAATCTCGGTGTAAATGTAATAAACAGTGTTGATGAAGTGGAATTCAATGTTAATGGTCCAAATAGTACAATTAATAATCAAGTTATTAACACATTAAACGTAACTAATATAACACCGGCTGTTGGCGGTTCCGATCAACCAACAATAGAAGAATTAAGAAATTTAATTGCATATAATTTTGCCGCACAAAATAGGGCGGTCACTTTAAATGACTATAAATCTTTGATTGAAACAATGCCATCCACATATGGGGCACCCGCCAAAGTTGAAGTTATGGAAGAAGATAATAAAGTTAGAATTAAATTATTATCATATGATGATAGAGGTAATTTAATTGATATCGTCTCCAATACATTAAAAAATAATATTTTAAATTATTTATCTGAATTTAGAATGATAAATGATTACATCGATATTGTTAGTGGTCAAGTAATAGATTTGGGTTTAGAAATAGACTTAATCATAGATAAGAACGTAAACAAGACAGAAGTAATTAAAGAAACAATAAATAAAACAATTACTTCATTTAGTATAGATGGTAGAAAAATGGGAGACCCTTTATTTTTGGGTGATCTATTTAAAGAACTTGGTAATGTAAACGGTGTAATAAATGTTGTTGATATTAGAGCATTTAACTTATTAGGGGGAGAATATTCCACTGCTGAGGTTTCACAACCGTATGTAGATGATGTAACAAGGGAAATTCTACAATCCGATAAAACCATCTTTATGAAAGCAAATCAAATATATCAAATAAGATTCCCAAATAAAGATATAAAAGTTAGGGTAAAAACATTAGGTTCGACTACATACTAAAAACATTTTTCTTTATATTAATAGAAAATCAACTAGTTTCTATTTATTATAAGAATTATGCAAAAACATAGAATTTATACAGACATAGGTGTAGATCAAAAAATAACCGTAGAATTAAAACAAGACTACGATTTACTAGAAATACTATCTTTAAAATTTTCACAACAAGAGGCTTACTCATCATTTTGTGGTGATTATGGTGTTGTTGTTGGTAGAATATCGGTTAATAATGGTTTTGGTCTCCCAAATGCCAGAGTTTCTATTTTTGTACCAATATCAGATGTTGATGAAAATGATCCTGTTTTATCTGAGTTGTATCCTTATAGATCAATAGATCAAAGAAACGATTCAAATTATAGATATAACCTATTACCGGCTAGAAAACAACATACAGGACACGTACCAACAGGTACATTTCCTGATCAATCTGACATCTTAAATAGAGAGGAAGTTTTAGAGGTTTTTGAAAAATATTATAGGTACACCGTAAAAACAAATGAAGCGGGTGATTTTATGATATGGGGGGTACCATTAGGTAACCAAACATTACATATTGACCTAGATATGTCTGATGCGGGATGTCAATCATTAGTACCATATGATTTTATTTACGATGGTATATCTGAAGAAAAATTCGTAAATAAATACACATATAAAAGTGCGTCGGATATTGATTCTTTACCACAAATTGTTAGTTATGATAAATCTATTGAGGTTTATCCTTTTTGGGGCAACCAAGAGTTATGTCAAATTGCAATCACTAGAGTTGATTTTGATTTATCTTCTCAAGGAGTAAGAATTGACCCGTATGCAATAATTGCGGGAGGTAGTTTTACCGATTCAGGTAAAGATGCGTTAAGGGTGAACTGTAACGTTGACAACCAAATGGGTGAAAAATGTAGATTGATAACATTCAAAGGTGATGTCGAATCAATTAGATTTACTGGAAATTATGAGAAAAATCCTGACGGATCACCAAATATAGACAGACCAATACTTGAATTTTTTGATATAGATAGTACAATAGATGAGAATGGTGTATTCTTTTTTAGAATACCAATGAATATGAAATATATTGCCACAAATGAGTTTGGTGAATATTATGAAACAAATGACAAGAATATCGGTATTGCCACACAAGGTAATTATAGATTTCGTTTTTCATTGACTGAAGATACTGGTGCTAGAAATAGATTTACGGGTAAATTCTTAGTACCAAATGTTAGGGAATATCATATAGGTGATACAAGTTTTCAAGGATCACCAACAACAATTGATAGTAGATCATATTCATTTAGTACTAATATTGATGATTATCCTCCTGACGCAAGAAAAGAAATTGCCGGAACAAGTGTGGACGCAATTACTAGTGATAACTACGGGGTTCCACAAGACTATTTTTACCAATTTAGATACGGTAGAATATACACCGTTAGTGAATTTATAAACAAATATTATAAAACAAGTGCATTAGAAAGGGCATTTAGTTTTTTTAAAAAGGATAGAAGAGAATCTTTTATTGGTATTAAAGAAAACTGGCCACAAGAAAAAGATGATTGTGAAAATGTTAATAATTATTTTCCTGTAAACGATGCGGTTAGAAATCATAGATTTCAATTTTTCATTTTAACGGTATTAAATTTTATTGAATATATCGGTAACGTGATTTCTTTATTTATAAAAGAATTTGTGACGGCCGCTCTTTTTGGTATTGCGGAAGCAATAGCAAGTAGTGGGGTGTCAAACGATGCTGCTGCTAGAACATTTAGAAGGGGTAAGGAATTTCAATTTACAAATATTTTTAGACTTCAGTTATTGGTGTATCCTGATTGTTACGATTGTAATGAAGATAATGAAGAAACACCTGTACAAACTCCACCAGTGGCACCGACGGCCGATGATTATAAAAATAAACCACCTGTTGCCACAAATTTCACTGTAGAAGAAAAATATGAGATTAGAAGAAATACCGACATATGTAGAAAGTATGTATTTAGAAATTATAGTTCAAGTGCATGTACTTTAACATATATAGATTGCGATGATGTCAGTAGAACGATATATCTTCCTGTTGAAGAAAATCCGTCTAATGGAATTGAAGTATGTGCAAAAAAAGGTCAAACCATTACAATACCGCCAGGTTTTGGTTCACAAGTAACGGCTACACAACAAAGTCCCGGTGCTTATTGTTCCGGCAACGCTGATGATTCTTTATATTTCACATATCCTTGTGATGCATATACTTTTAAAAATATAGGTTTAAGTGCTTTTACAATAAATAATTTTGTTGATTGTAATAATGCGTCAGGAAATACTATAACAGTTCCAACAGGAACATCTGGTAACACATTTGTTTTTTGTGCTAAAAGAGGACAATCATTTACAATTCCACCACAATTTACTGGTGTAACTTATACCACATCATCAACATCGGCATATTGTAATAGATGTGGTGGTACGGGAATTGACGTATTTTCAAATTATACAGGGTCAACTGTTGATGGTGCCATTATGAATAGAAAATATCTATTGGAAATTACACCACTTATTGGTACAGACCCACAATATATTTTTATTGGATGTGGAACCAATTACCCCATAATATATTCTGGACAATATGGTAGATGGAAAGTAGGTGGAGGGGTATATAGTGTTTTGGCTAGTTTTCTTGCCGATGAAACTAACACAAGATATGATACACCTATTCAAAATTCTGTACATGAAGATCATGGTTGTGTTTTTCCTATATCTAAACTTATATATGTGGAAGATTGTTCTGACGTATCAGCACCGGACCCAAATCTACCATCAGGAATTGAGGAAGAAGGTTGTAATAAGTACGATTTTATAATTGACACAAAATGGACAGAAGATGGTGGTGGTGGTAGTATGAATTTACAGGCATTTGTTTTCCCGTTATATAATGGCGGAACACCACTACAAGAATATGCCGCCGCGAGAAATGTTTTAATGGGTTGTAGACCAGGTGATTGTTACCCAACAAATTCAAGTACATATAATGTTGGTTGTATTAGTAATGGTTCTATTGGTGCCGGAACTAGTTTATGGGATCAATTGGATGGAAATTATTCAACAAATATTTTACAATCACATCCCGATCCATGCTTTAGTGGTGTACCATGTAATGTTGGTGCTGTTGCAAGTATTTATGCCAAATGGCCAACAGATCCGAATGGAGGATTTAGAAATGCCACAACAAGATGTATTGTGAATGGTGCATATGCTGGCGAAGTAAAGAAAAAGGGACCATATTATTGTGATCAAGGATTAACACAAAGAGGTACATTATCAGGATATTCTGAATTTAGAGATGGTGTTTATAGTATAGTACCATTAGCAGGAAACACATTTACAATGTTAAAATCTTTTAGAAGAAGAAAATTATTCCATAAGCTAATGTGTGGAGGGGTGGTATCATATACATTTAATGATTCGTGGTTATTAGGGTCACTATATTTCTTTCAATTTATGAAAAGAGGAAGTAATAGATTTTGTAAAGAATGTGTGTATAAAGTTCAAGACGCAACGGGCCTCCATTTCTATTATAGATCTACACCATATAGTCCGAGTTATTCGGCATCAGAAACACAATATGATTACGATCCCGCAACTGGAACTCAATTAGGTGTAAATACTTCTTTAACGAGTGATTATGCGAACAAAACAAAAGGATTTTATGGTCAAGTTAGGGCAATTGATTATGGTGCAAATTTTAGTACTCCATTACCTTTTATGAATTTAATTGGTGATTTGTTTAATGGGTTAAATTACAAAAGAGAAATAAATTTCCCAACAACAATTATTGATTTAGGACCAAGAAACACTTGGATTAATGAAATATGTACCGATCCTGAGTTAGATGTTAATTGTTCGATATCTAGAAGTATAGGTGCAACATCATATAAAGGATTAGATGATTTAATGGAATATATTGTTCAATCTAAAGAAATAAAAGAAAGGGGAAAATTAGATGTACAAGATTTATTTGATGCAAGAGCAAACGGACTAATAGATGGTGATATCGCCCAATTAATGAATTTTAATACACAATCGGGAATTTTTCCATTTGAATATGAAGAATCATTTTCACCATACACAGCACAATACAGTACGGTATTTGATGGTAAAGGTCCAGTCGGTCTTGATTTTGTATTTAGTGAAGATGATCCCGATACGGTTACATTTGAAAGAGCAGGTGAACTAATTAGAAAATGTTTAAATGAACCAACAAGGCTTGGTGACGTATCCCAAAGAGTTCCATATTATATGTGGGATACTATAGGACATGGTTTCGGAGAATCAACAACTGGTAATATAGGTAGTGATGAAGGACAAAGTTATTATAGTGGTAAAATATATAACCAAAAAATACAATTAATGAAGGGTAATATGAATCCTGATCCAAACGCAAATCCGTTGGATGATGATTATTTTGATCCCTATGTTTTACCACCAATAAGAGATTGTATTGATGCTGGTAGTGGTGAAAAGAAATATAATGACAATTATAAAGAACATACTGTGAATGGTGTCAAAAGACATACTATGGAAATTGGTATACCATTTCATTATTATTTTGGATTAAGAAAAGGTAAGACCGCCTTTGATAAATTTATTGAATTTTACGGACCTTTCTAATATGTTTATAAAAGATTTATTTAGTAAAAGAAGACCAAACCATTTGATAATTTTTATTGATAACAATAAAACAGATAATGGATTATTTACAATTTTTTCTAAATTTTTACATTCCATTGGTCCATATCGGAAAATTGATGATGTGATACACGATCTAAATATTTTTAAAAAAAAATATACAAATAAATTAGATTACATAATCATAATGACAAATGGTAAAGGTAAACATTTAGTACACACAAAAGAAGGTGACGATAAAGTTTTTGAATTATTGTTACAATTAAAACCAATGTTAAAGGAAAACGGATCAATGTTATTCGGTACTTGTTTTGTTGGAACAATAAATAGGAAATTAGTTGAAATGTCACAAAAATTAGATGGAATTAAAATAGTTGCACCAGACACGATTGCTAATTATTTTACTTCTTTATTTAGATTATTTAAACATGGGAAAATGTGTTCATGTAAAGATAAAAATTATAGTCAAAATTTAATATCTAAATTACCACAAAGTCAAAGAGGTATGGAACGAGACGAACAAACAATGATCGAAATAAACAGAAGAACAGATAATGAAGTGATAAATTGGGAAAGTTGTGGTATGGCTTATGAATATAATAAAAGAACTATCGAAGATGGAATTTGTGAAAATATTACACAACCATGGTTAGCGATTCATGGATTAATGAATTATTTTTTTAATACACAATAATATGTTTATAAAAGATTTATTTAGTAAAAGAAGACCAAATCATGTTGTTGTTTATCTGGATTATGATAAAAAAGATAAACTTTTATTTAGAACATTTTCCAAATTCACTTATTCAATTGGTCCGGTTAAAACAGTAAACGAAGTTATTGAAAATATAAAAAAATTTAAACAAAAGTATCCAAATAAATTGAAGTACGTTACCATTAATACATATGGTAGAGGTAAACATTTAATAAACTCAAAAGAGTTAAAAGAAATTGATGGTGATGAAAAATTAAATTTATTATTAAATGAATTGGTTAGTCTATTAGATACAAATGGTACATTGCAATTTGCAACATGTTTCGCTGGAATGGCACATAGAAAATTGGTTGAGGTTTCTGAAAAGTATGGTGGTATAAAAACAGCCTCAATGTATGGTGCTTACAGTTTAAATGGTAAAGCCGTTGTTTGTAAATGTAAAGAAAATGGGTTTAGTAAAAAAACAATAGATAATATGAAACCAAGTAAGAATGGTATTTTTAATGATGAAGTGGAAATGATGAACATATACCGAAGAACTGATGGTGAGGAAATGAGTTGGGAAACTTGTGGAATGGCCTATGAATATAATAAAATAATGATTGAAAATGGAATTTGTGAAATAAAAAAACAACCATCATCATCAATAAGATGTGTTATGAATTATTTATTTAATATACAAAGATAAATGAATAAGAAAAAAATCATATTACCAGATAGAAGATTTGAAAGTGCACCCGATGAAAATCTAACAATTAGAATAAATTTAGATGAATCTAAAAATTTATTAAGAGAAGGTGACAGAGATGTTATTTTAGATTTGGCTAGACTTTTTAATGAAGAAAGAAACGAATGTCAAAATTATAAAATATTTGGTAAAATAAAAATGATATTCAGAAATACCTATTCTGGTGACACAACATATGGTCCACTTGAAAGAAATTTGGCACTAGTCGGTGATGGTGGGGATGGTGATTTTACAGGATATCTAAACTATAATGAATTTGCCTTTTTAAGAACAGATCTTTTAAGAGAAAAAAATGAACCAATATCAGGATCAACACCTGGTGCATTCGTCCCTAATATCACTTTGACAGATGGTGGACTTGATCATATTGGTATGTCCCAAACTGACGCACCTTATAAAAATTGGAATTTTTATTTATCATATGTTTATAGTGGAGACACAACGTATCCAATAAATTACAGTTTATCTGATGGTACAGTTTACTCTTTTCAAGCACAAGATGGTATCCCATTTAGAGTTACTAATAATGGTAAATATTATAAATTTACGTCACCAGTTACACATGGTATAAATCAAGGAGAATATATAACAATTTTAGAAACAACATTAAATAATACGGTACCGGTAGAAAATAGAACTTTTTATGTTGATAGTATTGGTGACGAAATATATGATTCTGAAAATTATGTTTTAAACATTCTAAAAAGTCAATTTCCACCATCATTAACGCTTGATACCGTTATCTTTATAAAGAGATGTCTCGATATAAATAATATATCTGAAACAACTTCAAAGTACTATGTTCATAGACACAAAACATTAACTGAATTAAAAGATTACATCTTAGATAAAATGGGGTTTGAATCGCCAGTATTTGAAGATGAAAAAAAATTATTATTTGAAAATAGCCAAGGTGTTATTGACTATTTGGTTGAACAAAATAGAATGGAATCAGTACTTTTTGATTTTAAAGAACCATACACATTAAGTGGGATAACAAATAATTTAGGTTACACACCAACAGAATTATATGTATCAATAATCTTTAGAAACGATAACGGATATTTTAATTATCCACCAAAAGTCGGTTACAAATTTAATTTTCACGATACTTGGGTAGATAAACATTTTGATGATTCAAATTCACCTTTTGAAAATAGTTTAACAAGTACACCATTTATTAATTCAGGTATAACATTTAATAGAGGTAACCCAATACCAAAAGGTACAGATTTAGTGGGAGCATTTGTTGAATACAATACAAAAGAATTAAAAGAAAGGATAATAAGCGAATCTTTCCATAAAATAACATCACCTTTGAATATTTTTGATCATGGACAAGATACCGCTATGGATGCGGTACCGACTAATTTGGTTGGGTTATATTATCAACCACACTATAGAGTAAAAATTAGACAATTATCACCATATATAGAAACATCAAATACCGACCAAATTTATGGATTACCTGAAAATATAATATATGACAAATCAGAAAATTTATGGAAATGGAGAGATCTATATGATCACGGATATGTCGATGTTGATGGATTTGGAACTAATTTTCCGTTTTTAAATGATTGTCATTATTTAAAATTTGATATTAATTTCTATTTAAAAAATGAGGAAGACTATACAAATAAACAAGATGGTGTTAAAAAGACACAAAATCTAAAAATAGATTGTTAATGAATATATTAAGAAACGATAGTGATAAAAATATCTTAATAAATAACGAAAACGATTTCAAAACAGATCTCGGGTGGCAAGAGAACGCCGAAGAATTAGAAAAAGAAAGTTTAAAAAGAATTATAAACCCAATAGATAATTATGAAACTGTTAGATATATACATGAAGAATATCCAATAAGTGGAGTTACTAATTTTACACAAAATGACATTTGGTTTTATTTTTATTTTACAACAGGAACAACCTATACAAATGGATTAGATTATAATTTAGTTGGTATACAACCAGATGAAAACGCTAAATTATTAAAAGTAGCAACTGAAAGTTTTTTTAGATTAGAATTTTACAAAACACCCAATAACGATGTGCCAGATAGAAGTAACAGAAAATTAGTTTTTACAAAAAATCTAACATTACCATTAGGTGAAAGATACTTTTTTGCACCACTAATAAAAAACATATTTGTTCCTGTTTTTTCGGGATCAAATTATAGGAATAAAGAAAACATGTATCTTTTTTGGTTTAAAGATGATAGCGCATTCGAAGAAACATTAATAACCGGAAATACTTTTTGGGTGTCTGCCAGATTTTATAACGCAAAGGATGGTGAAATATTAAATCTAACAAATAGTGGATTAACACCAACAACTGAAATAGTCGAATCTAGAGACATGTATTATAAATTGGAAATAAATAGAACAGACACACCTGGAAGAACTGATTATTCATATATTGTTTATAGTTATAGTGGATCTACCGGTGCTAGAGTCGGTACCAGGTATAACCCAATTAAATTTTATCAATCATTTTCATAGATGAGAAAAACTAAATACGAAATATTAAGGACAAATACGGGGTTAACATATAACCTACCTATATATTTAGATTCATCGGTTGATGAAATGGGTATCATGGTCGGTTTTGATGGTAAAATAAGTCAAATAGAAGAATTTTGTAATTTTAGTTACACACAAAATGTTAATGTAATTGATGTATATAATACCGTATTCATTGAAAAATTTAGATATATAAAAGAAGCCACTTTCACTATAAATTGGGGAGATGGTACGTCTTCTCCATTACCTATACATACAGGTAATTTACTGTCTACCGTTTCAAAAACTTACCCAATACCATCTATTGGATATAGTTCATACACCATAACGATAAGTTTAGATAGTCCATGGACAAAACAAAACTTAAGTAAAATAGTTAAAATACCTCAAGACATATCAAAACCAAATCCACTTGGTACTTTTAGTGGATTTACTATACCTTATACCGTTTTAACGGGTGATCAAGATTATCTAAATGATTTAGATTACACAAATAACACTGGACAAACAACATTTAAGTATGTTGCTATAGGTGGAAGTAGAATAGATGAAAAAAGGTTATATGGGTCAAATTCATATACTGGGGTAACAGGTGGGATAGATGAAATCGGTAGTTATAGTGCATATACTATTGACAATTTAGTTTATAAAGATTATTCTGATGGTTATACGATGATAACGGGTACGACCGTTGGATTCACAAAAGAAGAAGTTTTCGATAATCTAATAACAAGGAATGAACATTTTCTTGGGTTTATTGATGAACCGACGATCTATTCCGATATTTTTGTTGAAAGAGGTAAACTTAGTGTTATGGAATATAATCTAAGATTAACTGAAGTAGACAATACCGGTGAATTAAGAATTTATGGAAATGGATTTTTTAATGTAATAAAACAATAAAAAATATATTTATTAAATAAAAATACATGGCAGTAGGATCATACGGTATAGTTAGACCATCGGATATATCACCACAAGATGTTGATATATATTATCATTATGTTGCAAATCGATTGACAACATCTGAGGTTACATTAAAAAAATTAGCCTCTCAGGACATTTTAACACCGGTTTTTCATAATAATGAAACAACCGATGACAATAATGCACCAAATGTTGAAATATTAGGTGGTTTATATAATTTAAAATTATCCTCTAGTGATTTTTCCGAATTAGGTATATATACCTTACACATTAGACCCAAACAAATAAGAACAACAATAACCGATTGTGGTATTTTGGCTTCTTTACCTTCAGTTAGAGGATTAATTATTGATATAAGTAACGTTCCAACCGAAGATAGAAATAAATTCACACCACAAGGATTGGTTGGGTATAGAATAGAGTATATCAACACAAATAACAATACTAAAATACCAAATTTTTATAGAGTCGTAACTTCATCATTTTATTGTACACCAATTGCATCAAATTTGACAAATACAACTCAAAAAGCGATAAGATATCAGTACACTGATCAAGCGACAAATTTAATGTTTCTTACTGTTACACCGTCCTCCGCACCATCCAGTAAACCAAATACGGTACCTTTTATTGGACAACCATCACAAAAAATTATTTTAACAAATACTTTTTTAAATCCAACTACAATTGAAATCGAGATGGTTGAACATGATGCAACTACATTAGCACACGCACTTTATGGTAATCAAACTAAGGCGGTTGCACCGGGTATCTATACGATTTACGA